TTTGCAAGAGCGAGACAACGCATTCCGACAAGAAATGTTTGATCGTCGCGATATTGGTGCACGGGCCATTATAGAAAATGGTCTACGCCAGGTGATCGGATTACCCGGTCGCCTGGTTTCACCTGTTTTAGGACTAGCTCTTAGTGGAGCTTATGACGTCATTTCTGGTCGTCATGGAGAACAGAAAAGGATCAAGGAGCATAATATTTGGGTTGAGAACAACCGCCCATATTATGAATCTAATCAAATTCCTGCACCTCCCCTAGTTGGTATCGAGACTAATCCCGGTCCAACTAAGAAAGCTTCTTTAAGAACTCAACCCCAAACCAAGGAGATAGACTATATCTTTATGGATGATAAAGGCACTCAAATAAATGCCAAGCCACGTAAGAAGAAAATGAAGGTTGGGATGGTTTCGACTCAGACAAAATCTGAGAAGAGGGACTCCCAGGCTCAATTAGCTCCTGTGGCTTTTGGCTCTAGTTATAAAACTACACGTGACAAGGTCAGTAAGGTAGGACCGGATATTACTCGGCACTCTGGATCTGAACTTGTTACTGGATCAATTTCCGGTAACACTTCTTTCCAAGTGGCACAGTCGTATGCTTTAAATCCTGGAAATTCGAATTTGTTTCCTAGACTTTCTTCATTGGCTGCGCTCTTTACTCAATACCGATTTTGTAAACTCACATTTCGCTGGGTGCCGGTTGTTTCGACAGCAACTGCAGGTGATATTATGTTAATTGTTGATACTGATGCTTCTAATCAACCTCCGACAACAGAGAATCAAGCTGTGGACCATGAAGGTGCCGTAGCGACTAGCTGTTGGGAGAGATTAAATTATAACGTTAGTGTTAAATCGTTGCATAGTGTTCACCCCTACAATTATGTTAGAGTGGCTTCAATGCCTGGTGATATTAAGAACTATGATGTCGGTAATTTGTTTGTTTGCACAAATAACCAATCCGGCACCGGTGCTATTGGTAAATTATTTGTCGACTATGTCGTTGATTTGAAAGCTCCAATCTTGATTAATAATCAAGGTTTGAAATCGTCTACTGTTGCCATTTGGTATAATTCAAATGCGCAAAGTTTGTCTACTGGAGTAACAGCTAGTGCTGCATTCAACCAAAACCCTACGGGGAATGCGGTTGGAGTGACGTTAGCTGCTAATACCACAGATTTTACTTGTCCAACAGGTTTATGGCGGATTCAAGGGAGAGCCACTTTTAAGGATACTAGTAACGAGACTTTCTTGGCAGGTATTGGAATTTCAGTTAATGGAACTCCTCTTACTACCGGATCGTCTGGTTACATAAATTATACCTCTTTGGCTGGCGGATACATAACACTTGATTGTGATTATGTTACTGCTATCAACTCATCCTCAGGTGTCGTTAATCTTTCGCTGGAAGCAACTGGTGCTGCCGGTACTTTAACCTGTATTGCACAATCCGTTTGGATTTGCTTTACTGCAATTTAAAATGATGAATATGATTTAGATCATACTAAAATCCTTACAATATGAATACATAATAACTATGAATTCGTTCTTGTAATAATTCCTTTGAGAAAGAAACTCATTGGTTTGAAC